TTACGCTTAAGTGCATTCATCACACCGTTGATAGACTTCAGTGAGTCACGGTTCTTAACATCCATAACAAAGGGGATGTCACGGTATGTTTCATAGTCTAGTGCTTCACCCTTGTCATTGACTGGATTATCTAAAGACACAGTACCATAGTAAACGTTAACACGCTTCACACTACGGATGACTTGTTTAGTTGCGTCAGGTAGTGCGTTGAAGTCTTCGATCCAACCAGAAGGGCGGCCTAGATTGAACCCACCAATGCTATCCTTCATGTCACCGTTCAGTGAGTTAGCTAAGACAGACTTCTCCATCTCTTCAGTCTCGCTGTTCCAGCGTTGCCACTGTTGGCGCTGGGCAAAGATGCGCACTGTGATACCATCGCTGTACACTTTCTCTTCACCACGTGTAAGGATGAATGAACCAACAGAAACAACATCTGTCTTAATCATCTTACCGTTAACTTCAATCTCACCTTTGAGTGGTGAGTGTAGCATACCAATACGTGCAATGCTTGGGGTAGCTTCACCACCACCAGACATTGATACACCCATTAGTTCTGCCATTGATTGCCCACGCTCTTGGGCTACTGCTAATTCTGTACTCATTTTAGTACCTTTCTTTAAAGTCAAAGAGCCTTAGTTATAGCTCATACATCAACTGTGTCAAGCCAATTCGGTCCTATTTTAGCTTCTAATAATAGGGGTACATTCATCTTGACTCCATACTTCTCTTCTACGAGATCGTTGATACCTTGGTTAAGTAGTTCTATTATGTGTAGAACTTTATTCGTTTCATCTGGATGTACATCTACCACCATACTATCGTGAACTGAATTGACTACACAAGAATGTAACGGTTGTAACAATTCGTGAAGTCTATTGAGCACAACAGGTACAACATCGCCTGTAGCAAAACCTTGCACTGGGTAGTTCTTGATCATGGTGAAGTGACTAGGAGATCCATTATCCCTGCGTCTTACATCAGGGAAAGCATACTGTCTGCCAGATACATTAGTGATCTTCTGGAAACGTATCGCCTCTTCTCCTAGGCTCTTATGCCATGCCGCTACTCCTTTGTACTTTTCGACGAAGTGATGGTAATAGGCGGCTTCAGCTTTTGAACGTCCATATCCAGTGGCTCCAAAGAGGGGAGCGAAGGTGTGCGCCTTTGCTTCCTGGCGGGACGTTTGTTGCCCTGCTTCAGTAATGACTTGCGCTGTGTAGGAGTGTACGTCAAAACCTGTTTCGATTTCTCTGATTGCTGTTTCGTCTTGCGCGAGGAACGCCGCCGTGCGGAATTCGAGTTGGGCAAAGTCTGCCTCCATGATTGAGCCACCGTCCCAGCGCGATACAAACACTTTCTTAACAGGGAATGTACCACCGCGTGGCATGTTTTGCATGTTAGGGTTACGTCCACTAAAACGTCCAGTGGCAGTGATGTGCTGGGTTAACCCTACGTGTAGGAAGCCATCGTGTTTAGTATAGTTAGCTATGCCCTCTACAAAAGAACTAAGATAAGAACTAATAGCAGAGAGGCGTTTAAGATCGCTAAGAAAAGATTCAGCATCACGCATTCCATTGTTTCTAGCAGTCGCAATAAGAACATCTAAGTTCCCCTTTCCTGTACTGAAGCCGTTAGCACTGACCCACTCTTTACTGGGGGCTGTGAACTTAAGTCCTGCGACTTGTGCAGTCTCTTCTAGTTTGAAACCACGTGCATCACAGTCCTTACATTTGTTAGGTCTTGCATACCTTTCGCCATTCTTCCTTACTTTATACGTTTTCCCTTGCCCTTCACATGTAGGACAGGTGTACGCTTTAGTGCGGTAGATCGTTTCACTATTCGCTTTGACTGCTTCTTTGTATTCTTGAACAGTTGATGTATAGTCAAATAGCTGCGCCCACTCCCTCTTATTCTTAATGCGTTTAGAGAAGATGACTTGTGACATCTGCTCAGGCGAATTAAGATTGATAGGTGTCGCGCCCATAAGTTCCCTGACCTTGCGCTGTAGACGATCTTCGATCTCTGCTTTCTCTTTTTCAAAGTCATCTCTTACTCGCCCCAACTCTTGAAGATCAACTTTGATTCCTGACATGTACATTCTGGTGAGGGTTTTACAGGTTTCAAAGGTTGTGTCTCTAATTGTTCTAAGACTAGAGGACTCTGGCTTGGCGTAGTCTTCTTCGATTGCGTGGAACAACCCGCTAGTTGTGAGAAGGTCATGCCTAAGATAAAAGCTAAGATCGTTGAGAGGAATCTCGTTAGTATTAAAACCCTCTTTGAAATACCGTTTGAGTGTATCATCTTTCTGTACCTCTAGTTGCCTACGCTCAGCACATGCAGCCAAGCTAAGGGGTGAACGCTGCCCACGATCAAGCACATACTCTGCTAACATCGTGTCATATATAGGGCCATCATACTTGAATCCACTCTCCCACAACCACATAAGATCGTGCTGTGCATTGTGCATAATCAGTAGAGTCGTCATGTCCAAGATACTTTGTAGCACAAACCTTCCACGTCCTTGCCTGTCCTGGTACTCATCGTGATCTAACGTGATTATGTTTTCATTCTTCCAGTTGTCTACGTCTAGTGTACCTACCTGTACTAGCTGATTGCCTATCTCAAATGGATCTAAGTGATCCTTGCCGTTTCGTTTGGTGATGCTGTTCTCAACATCTAATACGTTTCTCATGTCTCACCTCATGCTGAATAGATAGAGCGTGACCCGTCTAACATACAGGTGATCTTTCCTTGGTATCCATTCAGTTTATTCTTAGCTAGGTTGAGGTACCGTACTGGATCTTCATCCTCACCCTCTGCTTGTTGTGTCTTACCGATCAGGATCATTAGGTCAGCCTCTGCAGCCTTACCTGTCTTTGATCCTTCCATCATGGCTTGGTTTAGGTCAGCCTTACCTTCAGCCTCTGCTGATAACTGTGACATCCATATCACACAGCAATCGTATTGCTTAGCTATGTTACGTGCATGGATAGCTGCAGTCTTGAGCGTGATGTCGCTACGCTCACTACTAATATCAGCGAACTTGTCACCCATGTCAAGCACTACTATGTCTGGCTTCTCTTGTTTTACTACAGCCTCAACCCATGCCATGCCCTTACCTGTGCTATCTTTGAATAAGACGTTACCGCGAATAGGTTCATAGCGCATGTTAGCTAAGGCTTTGTTCTCACGCACCTCTTGCATAGTCATGTTAGCAGATGCACTGATGTAACGTGCAGCCACACGTGTGTACGCTTCCTCATTACACAGCACAATGCACTTGGCACCTTGATGTGCAAACCCTTCAGCACCTGCTAGTAGAGAGGCATGGAAAGAAGTTTTTCCAGTGTTAGGACGAGCGCCAACCAAGACGAGATGACCACCACTAACACCCTCCACCCTACGAGCCAAGGAAGATATGTTGAACTTCCATTTGGATTCCAGAAGCGTGGCATCAAGTATTGTGTCAAGGCTATTGTCATCCCAGTCAACACGAAGGTTAGGAGTAAAGTCATCTTTGTAATCCTCTAGTAGTTGTCGCAAAGGTTCAAGGCTATTCTCTGTACCATTAACAAAGTCAAAGCCTAAGTTAGCTACACGATCACCGACATGCTGTTGGAATAGCTGTGATAGTGTGTCCTGTGCTATCTCTTCTTTGATTGGTTCGGTGATACTGATACGCTTAAAGAGGTCTTCATAGGCACCACGTGTAGCGGTAGTCATGCTTGCGTTCATGCGATTGAACACAGCTTCAAGATCAGCAACTGTCATGTCGCCATCATAAGCTTCCATCGCACCATCCAAGGCTTGCTTTATCTTACGTACATCTTTGCTGAAGATTTTGTCAGGGCATTTGATACCCTTGTGTCTATCGTAAAAGTCACGATTGAGTAGCGTCTTAAGTAGAGCCAGTTCCATCATCGTCTATGTCTCCTATTAGTATTCTATAATATACTTCCAATGCAGCCAGGGGCCAAGCTATTGCGAAGCGAATCGGTGCACCTGTATCTTCCTCGTCTACAGGTGACGCTAGATAGCGCAGGAATGGTATCGCAAACAAGTACATAAATGCAACACCATAGAAAAAGTTAATCATTACTGTTTGCCTTAGCCCGTTCCATCGCACGTTTACGTTCTTCTTCTGTGAATGGTAGTATAGCTTTTGTCTTGTAGTCTACCACTACTCCTGTGTTCCAACGTGCAGCTTCTTCTTCCGCATCTCTCTTGTTGTGAAATATCTTTGGCGCGGGGTGGTTGTAGAACATGTTTGCATTAGCAGGTACATACATCCAGTCACCATCTACGTCTATCATTACTGCATATTGCTTCATGTTTCCATTCTCCATCGTGTTAGCTCTATCAATGAACCACTCTTGTGGTAGTGGCTTGCGTCCTTCTGGTAGTTTACTCATCTTCCACATAACTCCTGTAAGTTTTCCATATCCTCTGGCATACGGTATTTAATATCATCAGATAAGCTCAGGGCTTTAGCTTGCTTACCTGTCCATAGTTCTATCTCTCTGCGATACTCAATAGTCTTACCTACTGCATCAGGATCAAGTGCTATGACCGATTGGTTATACTCACCTATCTTTTCAAAATGTCTGTGATTCATAGTGGTACCTAAGATAGCCATACAGGTTACATTAGATAGCTCTTGGTATGCTACGATAGCAGAGATAACATCCTCTACAATTAGCATGGTGTCGCCATCACCTATAGTGTAGTAGTGTGCTGCACCTGTGTAGCGATACCACTTGGGTTGTTTCTTGGTACCCACTGCACGTCCTACTGCGTCAATCATACGTCCCTTATGGTAGATAGGAAACACAACACGCTCTTGTTGTACGTCATAGTAAGTACCACCAACGATACCCCAGCGCCGTAAGAATCGGTTGTGCTTGATATGTTGTGGTGTAGGTATAACTAACTGGGCAGGTAGCTCCATAGTCTCTATCTCTTTTGGTTGCTCCTCTTGCGCTGGGCGCATGTGTCGCCGTATCTCAGCGGCAGTCATGTCTGTGTCAAACCTACCACCAACGTCACAGCCTAGCTTGTAACAGTTATACTGCAGGACTCCTAATTCGCAAGAGGCAGTGAAAGTATTCTTGCCTTTACAGAAAGGGCAGTCGCCACGGTAAGGGCCAAGGGCTGAGACAGACTCAGCATATTCTCTGTGTAGTTTCCAGTTATTCTTCTTCATCATTACCTCTAGCTGCTAGTGCCTTAGTCGCACCGCTTAATGTGTTTATCATGTAAGGTTTAACTGACGCAATGTTCTTGTGTCCAGTAACCTGCATTATGTTAGCCAAGTCTACGCCACCCTCCATCATCTCTGTCACAGCAGTACGCCGTAAGTCCATAGCATTTAGTTCACGTGGTAGATTAGCTTCGTCTAGTATCTCATTGATAAGTATAGATACTTCTTGTTTATCGTAAGGCGTATAAGCTCCCGCACGTGGCCTAACTCTTGGCGCTACGTACTGTTGAAAACCAAAGTCTTCCTTCTGCTGACGCAGCATAGCACACAACCCTTGAGATATAGGGAGATGTATCTCAGCGTTACGCTTGGATTGTGTCAAGTCAAGACGACACAGATCTAGGTCAACGTGATCCCAGGTGAGAACCCGCATATCACCTACACGCTGCCCCCAATCATATGCCATGTGGACTATCAAGCTAATGCTGCGCCAACGGAAGTCGCTGTAACCTGCCTCAAGGAATTGATGCACCTGTTCACGATCCCACACAGTGCGGCGAGGAGCTTGAGCCACTGTCTGTATGAGTGCTACTGGGTTGTGAATCATAACGTCATGACGCATAGCGTGTTTCCATGCTGCTGAGAGCACAGACTTACGATAGTTAGCAGTACGAACACCTGTGTCCAGCCAGTGTTCATATGCTTGCGTTACATGACGCACCTTGAGTTTGTCACAGCGATAAGCCCCAAGGTCTTTGCCTTCAACGCTCGTATTGATAACCGCCATAAGGTGGATCTCATAGTCGCGCTGTGTACCTAGCTTTAACCTACGGAACGCAGAGGACGAAAGGAAAAACTCTACGATTTCTGCAAGCTTGGCATTGCCCTTGGGGATATTCATATTCTTGTCTCCTCAAATTAGTTTTAGTTGTACAGGTTCCTCATAGATTTCGTCAAGTCTTGGGTGTAAGACCTCACTAAATTCTATATCACAGAAGTTACCACAGTCAGGCATAATCATCTTCTGTTCTCTACCTGCATCAGGGTCTAGTTCATCTAAGAACTTATTACGGATACAGCTATTGCCTACCTGACGTTCAGCCTTAGCCATCTTGTCGAACACTTCAGGGAAGTCACGGCGTATCTTGTTCCAGTATCCCATGCCACCCTTGACGCAGCCAATACAGTTGTTGTTACCATAACCTAACTCATACATGACAGGACGTTTGATACCTGCTTGTTCAAGATAGTACAGTGTCTCAGGCTTAGTCATCTTGTTCTCAATGAGAGGGAACAATGGCTTAGCATCAGGGTACTGCTCACGAAAGCGTATCGCTCTGTTGATCTCTTTCTTGCTGTACTCGAAGCCAAACACCTGACCATCATACTCAAGCTCACGCTCAAGACGTTGACGTACACGTTTCTTTAGTACGAGTGTACATCTAGCACCGCCTGGCCCGTTGACATAGTTATCATTTAGTATGACATCGAACTGGTCTTTGTACTTGGGTGGCGCACGTTCAGTTATGATCTCTCTTCCGTACCACTCTTCGCATTGCTGCTTGAACCGTGCGTTG